GATGCTGACAGAAGGGCTTGACATTCAGCAGATGGCAATGACCGCCACCGATGCGCAATTCTTGGAGTCGCGCAAGTATCAGGTAAGCGACATTGCCCGCGCATTTGGCGTGCCGCCGCACATGATTGGCGAAACAAGCGCATCGACAAGTTGGGGCAGCGGCATCGAGCAAATGAGCATCGGCTTTGTCGTGACAACGCTCATGCCGCACATGAGCCGATTCAAGGACGAGTTGAACCGCAAGCTGTGGCCGCGCAACTCGCGCATTTATTGCGAATGGAATCCAGACAGCATGCTGCAGGGTGACTCGAAGGCGCAGGCTGAATATTTCACCAAGGCGCTTGGCGGGCCTGGCGCGCAGGGCTGGATGACGATCAACGAAGTTCGACGGCTGAAGAACTTGCCACCGGTTGACGGCGGCGAGCAACTCATTTTTGCAGGCAGTGCTCCTGCCGAGGGTCAAAGCAATGAAGAACCGACTGCCGAAGCTGTTGGCGCTTAACAAGGACGCCAAGCGCACGTTTCGCGCTGAATCAAGCGGGAGCGAGGCGACGATCTACCTTTACGACATCATCGGCGAGGACTTCTGGACTGGCGAAGGCGTGACCGCCAAGCGGTTTCTGGAAGCACTCGACGGCATTGACGCGAAGGTTATCAATCTGCGGATCAATTCGCCTGGTGGCGACGTGTTCGAGGCGCGCACGATCACGACAATCATGGACGGACACCCTGCGCGATTTGTGGCACACGTTGACGGCCTCGCTGCGTCGGCCGCATCGTTCATCGCTGCGCGTGCTGATGAAGTCGTGATGGCACCTGGTTCCATGCTGATGATTCACAACGCATGGACGATGGCGATGGGGAATCGTCATTCGATGCTCGACACCGCTGCGCTGCTTGAGAAGATTGACGGCACGATTGCCGACGACTACGCATCACGCGGTGCTGACCGTGCAAGCGTCGTGCAGATGATGGACGCGGAAACATGGCTTACCGCAGAGGATGCTGTGACAGCAAAGCTGGCAGACCGCATTTCTGCAAAGGCTGAGAAGGTCGCTAACACATGGAATCTTGCGGCCTACGAGAACGCGCCAGAGATTGAGGAACCGCCTGCAGAACAGGCAGCGGAAGATGATCAACCGTCACCGGATCACGACGCGCAGGTGCGTGCTCGACTTCTCCGCCTGATGGAAACCGAACCGGCGTAGGGCATCGCTCCCGCGTCGCAATCCAGCCGCCTTGCGCGGCTTTTTTTGTGTCTGAAGAAAGGAAACGCAAATGAGTATCCAAGCACTGCGGGAGCGCGCAAACGACCTGGCTCGCCAAGCGCGCAACATCCACGACCAGCACCCTGGCGCGACCTGGACTGCTGAACACACCAAGCAATTCGATGCACTGATGGATCAGCGGCAGACTGTTCTCGACCAGATCAAGCGCGCAGAACAGGCGCTTGCCTTGGACGGCGACCGTGCGGCGGCTGATGCTGGCGTGCGCGAGGCTCCGACTCCGCAGAACTTGCGCAGCGTGGCTTTCGCAAAGCTGCTTCGTTCCGGCGAACATTCGCTGAATGATGCCGAGCGCGGCGCGATCCTGAACACGATGTCCACGACCACCGGCTCAGAAGGCGGTTACACGGTGCAGACCGATGTTGCCATGTCACTGGTCGAGGCGCTGAAGGCATACGGCGGCATGCGCGAGGTGTCGCAGGTCATCCGCACGGCTCAGGGCAACCCGTTGAACTACCCGACGACAGACGGCACCGCTGAAACCGGCGAACTGATTGCCGAAAACACGACCGCCACCGATGCGGATGCGTCTTTCGGTTCGGTCGCGCTGAATGCCTACAAGTTCAGCTCGAAGATCATCACTGTGCCAATCGAACTGCTGCAGGATTCCAGTATCGATGTCGAGGCGATGGTTCGTGCGCGTCTTGCCGAGCGCATTGGCCGCATCACGAATACCTACTTCACCACCGGAACCGGCACAAGCCAGCCGCGTGGCGTCGTGACGGCTTCGTCTGCGGGCAAGACCGGCACCACCGGCCAGACGACAAGCGTGATTTTAAACGACCTGATCGACCTGCAGCACAGCGTCAATAAAGCGTATCGCGGCAATGCACGCTGGATGATGGCTGACAGTTCGCTGAAGGTCATCCGCAAGATTGTTGACGGCCAGAATCGACCGATCTTTATCCCCGGTTACGAGTCTGGAAACCCTGGCGGCGAGCCGGATTCGCTGCTTGGCAAGCCGATCACGATCAACGACGACGTTGCTGCGATGGCCGCTAACGCCAAGTCGATCTTGTTCGGCAACTTCTCGTACTACCTGATCCGTGACGCGCTGGACATCCAGATTTTGCGCTTCACTGATTCGGCGTACGCCAAGAAGGGGCAGGTCGCGTTCCTTGCATGGTTCCGCAGCGGCGGCAACTTCATTGACGCAAGCGGCGGTGCGGTGAAGCACTACGCCAACTCTGCCACCTGATCAAACGGGGCTTTGGCGGGCTGTCTACGGATGGCCCGCCTTTTTTTGAGGTTACGCGATGGCACGCAAGAAAGAATCTGCGCCGGATGGCGCAACCGAGGCGCTTGTTCTGCTGGATTGTCCTGTCGGCAAGTGCATGCAAATCGTCACGCTGTCTGGTCAGGACTTGGCTGACGCCTTGTCTGCCGGATGGATCGACACGAATCCCGCCGCAGTGCTTGCCGCGAAGGAAGTTCAATGAGCCTTTCAAACACCACCGAAGCCGATATTCTCGATGTCCTACTGCGCGGTCTAGACCCGTCCTACCGCGCAGGCGCGACGCAGTATCTGGCACTGTTCACGGCTGATCCGTCCGAGACCGGAAGCATCGCCGACGAAGCCGACTACACCGGATATTCGCGCGTTGCGCTGACCAAATCGAGCGCATGGACTGGCACGGCGTCGCCGTTCACCAATGCGGCTCTGATCCAGTTCGGCGCGTGTACGGCGGGCACCAACGCGCTGACGCACTTTGCTGTGGTCGATACCGCATCGGGTGCGGTCAATATGATGATCAGCGGCGCGCTGTCGGCAACGCTCAATGTGTCCGCAGGCATCCAGCCGCAGTTCGCTATCGGCGTGCTGTCGATCAGTGCCGACTGATGAGCATTTACCGCTGCGCGCACTGTCTGGCGATGCTCGGCCTGCAGACCGAGGATGATGCTGTGCCTGCGTGCGTGGATCATCCGGACGGCCAAGTCGAGCTGATCCCCGACGAGGCGTCAGAATGATCGCCAGTCATGCCGATTTGCTCGACGCCTACGCCGCTGGTCGGCACTGGTGCACGCGATTTATCAAGACGGGCGCTGGGCAGGTGCAGGACACCAATTGGCAGGACTGGGCCTACCAAGCGGGACAGCCTTCCTACGATGCGCGCATTGGTGAGGTGGCCGCGTTCACGCCTGTTGTGGCCGTGGGAAACGATGCGATCTATATCCCGCCAATTGCCGCTGGATTGCAGCGTGTTTTGCACAAAATCACGATGCTACCGAAGGCAAGCCAAGCATCGCAGGCGAGTATTGATTTTGTGCTGTATGACCTTGTCGGCTATTACCCGCTGATCGACGGCGACAGCACCGACACGCAGGAAATGGACAACACGCAAACGCTGCCGCGCTACGCCGATGGCGCAGGTCTGCGGCTGGTCATGGTCAATCACGTGTCACCGGCAACCGCCAGCGGACGCATGCTGCTGGAATACACCGACGAAAACGATGCCGATCAAACGCTCGACACCAATGTCCCGCTGTTGGGCATCAACTGTGCGTGCTCCGGCACGCGCACGACGCCATCTGCCGACGTGGGGCCGCTGTGCCTGCCCATCGGCCAAGGCGTAAAGCGCGTCAACCGCATCACCTACAGCACGCCACCGGGCGGATTGCAGTGCATCTATGTGATCAAGCCGCTGGCGCAGTTCACGCACTACCACGACGCGTTGCTGCAGGCCGATACCAGCGGCATCAAGTCGGCAATTGAGATTGACTTCACCAAGGACGGTTTTCGCTTGCCGATCATCAAAGACGGCGCGCACCTGAGCTTTTTCTACCGCAACAATGGCGGCAGTCGATCAACTACTTTTTTCGGCGATGCCGAATTCGCATGGGGCTGACATGGCAATCCAATCAATCGACCAACTCTATGCCGCATTCAGCGCAGGCCAGACCGAGCGAACCGACTACAACAAGATCACGGGCGCGGCAGCG